ACCGAGTCGGAAGCGTTCAAAAACGCCAACTTCTCGGGCAAATTCAAAATCCAGTACAGCGTCAACCAGCGGCTCTTGACCCGCACCGAGGGCGGCGTTCCCACGCCGCTGGTCGCGCCGCCGGCCGTCACCGAAGGCGGGTCGGGACTGGTCATCTTCCCGCGCCGTGTGGCGTGGGTGCAGCCGCCCGAATTCCCACTGGTCATGCGCGACTTGCTGGATGTAGTCCCGCTCGATGGCACCAACGCGGTCGAGTACGTCATCGAGCACTGGACCGAGAACCCCGATTATCAGGTGACGGAAGGCACGCGCAAGGCGCAGTCGGGCGTCACCTATACCGACGCGACCGCGATGGTGCGCACCATCGCGCACTTCATCAAGGTTTCGCGCCAGATGCTGGCCGACGTGCCTTACGTGCAAACCAGCATCGATCAGCGCATGGTCTATCTGGTCCTGCGCAAGGAAGCCACGGAAGTTCTGTATGGCGACAATTCGGCCGGCCACCTCAACGGGCTGATGCCGCAGGCCACGCATCTGGTGATTCCGGCCAGCATCACGGCGGCGGTTACGACGTTTATGGACGCCATCGCCGCCGCCATCACGCAGATTGCGACCAACGGTTACGTCGCCACGGCCATCGTGGTCAACCCGACCGATTGGGCGGCGCTGCAATTGGCCAAATCGACCATCGGCCTGTATGTGCTCCAAGGGCCGGGATACGGGCCGCCGCAATCCATGGCCGCGCCGACGCTGTGGGGTTTGCCCGTGCTTTCGAGCATCAGCATGAAGGCCGGCGAATTTCTGGTGGGCGGGTTCCCTGGCAACGCGGCGCTGTTCGATCGGGAGCAGGCCATCATCGAAATCAGCTTCGAGAACGAAGACGATTTCGTGAATAACCTGGCGACCATCCGCTGCGAGGAGCGCGTGACTCTCGCGGTGTACGTGCCGCTGGCGTTCGTGTGGGGCAATACCACCTCGCCGTTCGTGCCCGCCGGCGCGCCGCTCGTCGCCAACGGGCCGCAGCGGCATCCCGTCGTGGAGCCGCCACATCACGTGAAGAAGTAAGCCATGCGCGTCCTGGCCCTCAAGGATCAAGTCATTTATGGCCGCCCGGTGCGAGCGGGCGCGGTCGTGAATGTCGCCGCCTCGTATGCCCACAAGCTAATCCGCGAGGGCCGGGTCCGCGCGCATGAGAATGAACGGGCCACCAAAGTGGAAACCAAATGACCCTCGTTACCCTGCCCGACCAGGCGGGCGACAATGCCGCCCATACGATTGCCTCGCTCATCACGGCGGCGGGCATGACGCTGCCGTCGCCGCCGCTGGCCCGCACGCTGCTGTTTCGCGAAATCTCGGGCGGCACCACTGGCTCCCGCGTGGGCGGATCGAACGTGACCGGCACGCGCGGCATACCCTTCAGCGCATCTGACAACGTGATGCTGCCCGAGCTGCTCGCCGGGTCCGGCCTGGGCGATTCCGCGTGGGATCTGACGCAGGTGTACGTGTACTTGGCCACCGGCGATACGGTCGCCATCGCTTATGTGCCGCTGTATGACTGAGGAGCTGTAAAGTGTCCCAACCATCGGACCCGCAACCGCCTTACGATCCCTCGACGCCCGAGCCGCTCGACAACGTGCAGACGACAGCGCACCTGCCGCCCGGCCTCTATGCCGTCGAGGGGTTCAGCGACCGCGACAATTTCGTCACCGACTCGGTGACTTTCCGCGCCACGCCGGCGCCGGCATCGGGTTATTACTGGCCGTTCCCCGGCGGCGGCAGCACGGACGGCGACTGCACCAATATGCCGATCCCGCCGTCTATCTCGGCGGTGGCGCGGCCGCCCGTGCTCACGCTCACGCAGATCAAGCTGTGGATTCGCATTGAGCCATCGCAAACCGACGAAGATAGCGAACTCACCCTGCTGGAAATGGCCGCGCGAATTCACACCGAGAATTACCTGCGCCAGACCCTCGATGCCGACCCGGCGACCAACCCCAACGGCATCGGCGAAAACATCCTGATGGCGATGCTGCTGCTCATCGCCCACTGGTATCGCAACCGCGAACTGATGGTGTCGGGCCGCCTCGCCACCACGCCGTTCGCTTACGAGGCGCTGTTATCGGCCGAGCGGGATTATCCCTGCGTGTACTAAATGCCCATCCGCGCCGATCCGAACCTGGCCGCCGGCGACCTCGACCGTAGGGTTCAGCTTTTGGCGCCGGTCTACAACCCCGAGGGCGACGAGATTGTCTCATGGGACGTGATTGATTCCGTCTGGGCGGCCATCGCGCCGACGGTGGGCATGGAGCAAACCGAGTCGGGCCGCACCGTTGCGGTTCTGCAGGTCACGATGGCGATTCGTTACCGGCCCGATATCGACCCGCGGTGGCGCCTTTCGGGCGACGGCAAACTGTGGGAAATCGTCGGCGTGGTGAACGTCCAGAACCGCCGCGCCCAACTCGAACTCAACTGCAAGGAGGTCCAATGAAAACGCCCAGGCCCTTCGAGGGCGCGACCGGCGATCAGATCCAGGCGCTGTTTCAGGCGCTGCTCGACTTTATGGGGACGACCTTTGCGTCCGCCAACGTGAACGGCTTCCTCGACGCGGCCGCCACGACTATGTCGATTACGGCGACCGATAAAGGCGGCGACACCTACACCTATTCGCAGCGCGTCATCGGGCCGGTCGTCGCCATTACGCCTGCGAGCGTGAGCGTAAAGGCGGGCGCAACGCAGCAGTTCACGGCGAAAGTGACGGACAACGGCGCGGAAATCCCCGGCGCCGCGGTCGAATGGTCGGCGACCGGCCCCGGCGCCGTCGCGCCTACGGGCCTTTACACTGCGCCCGCGAGCGTCGGGCCTTACGGGGCGACGGACGCGGTAAAAGCGATTTATGCGGCCAGCGGCTCGTCGGCAGTCGCGCAGGTCAGCATCACGCCATGAATGTCGTCGGCAGCACCAAGGCCTTCAAGTGGGAGGGTGTCAAGGAGCTGCAAAAGGTGTTCCAGACGATGGCCGAAATGATCGGACCCGACGGAATGGGTGACGCGCGCGAGCAGTTGAAGGACGCCTTCATGCCGCCCGCGCTGGCGATCCGCGACGAAGCCAAAGACCTGGCACCCATCCGCGCCCAGAACGAAAAAGGCCATCACGAGCCGCCCGGCACGCTGCGCTCGGCCATCCTCGCCACCAAGGGCAGGTCCGATATCCCAGGCGTTGTCGTCTACGTGGACAAGGCCATAGCGCCCTATGCCGGCTTCGTCGAGCGCGGCACCTCCAAGATGGCCGCGCAGCCGTTTTTCCGGCCCGCCATCAACGCCGTGCGGCCGCTGGTCGCCAACATGATGGCCGATGGCTTAAAACGCCTGATCGAGGAAAAGGCCCAGCAACTCGCCTATCACCCATGACGTTAGTGGAGCAAAGCCTGCGCGACCTGCTGATTCAAGCGAACGTCGTGGGCAGCCGCGTGTTTCTGGCGCGCGCGCCGCAGAAACCCGCCGCGGCGATGACCACGCCCTATATCGTGTTCTTTCACATCGCGCCCAACCCCCACTATTCGCACGACGGGCCTATCGATACGATGGATCGCGACTATCAGGTGGGCATCTTCGACCCTTCGCAGTCGCTCGCGCTGGGCATGGCCGACACGCTGCGCGCGTACCTCGAAGGCTTCCGCGGCGACTTCGAGCAGGCGCACTTTTACGCCTTCTTTCACCGCACCCAGACGCAGCAGTATGAATTCGACACGCAGCTTTTCCACATCGTTCAGGAGTACCGCATCCTCTATGCCCTGCTGAACGGAACCCGCAGCCCCGCAGTACGAACCGCAGTATCAGACCGCAGTAAGAACAGGAGTATAAAAGCATGAGTACGCAACCGCACGTCTTAGGTGGCGGAATAACGCCCCCACCACCACCGCCGCAGGTCAATCCATTAATCGGCCCGACCGCGCCCACCGGCATCCCCTCTTACGGCACACAGTTCCAGGTATTGACTTCCGCCGCCGGGGTGACGCCCGAAACCTTTATCACCGTCGCGGGCGTGGGTGATATCACCGGGCCGAATCCGCAGATCGCCGAAGTGGAAACGACCTCGCACTCGACGGGAACGCCCGTCCGCACCTTCATCCCCTCGCTGGCCGATGCGGGGCAAGTGCAATTCAAGTTGTACTGGCAGCCTAACGACCCGACGCAGAATCCCAGCTCCTCCTACAGTCTGGAGTATCTGTTCTGGAACCGCATCGTGACGAAATTCCGCATCGTCAACACAGATCCGGCCCACCGCACCCGCGAGGCCTTTGGCTTCATCAAACAGATCTCGGAAACCTACACGGTCGCGGGGTTGTGCGAACGAACCGTGATTGTGCGCGTTTCCGGCGCGTTCCAAGACGTTACGCCCGCGATTAACCTCACGCCCGCGAGCGCCACGGGCGTGCTCGCTGCTGGGGGACCGGCGACGTTCAGCGTGGCGACGGGCGGCAATCAGACCTCCTGGACCCCTACACCCGATGTGGCCTGGATCACGATAACGGCCCCGACCGGCCCGACCACGGGCGACCAGGTGGTCAACTACACCGTCGCGGTCAATGGCGTCGGCAACCCCGCCCGCACGGGTCACATCAACATCGTGGCCCTGGGCTTGCAATTCAGCGTCAGTCAGGTCGCCGGGTAACACTGCCATGGCGTTAATCAAGCCCGAACGCGGCCAGCCGATTTATATCGAGATCGGCGG